GGCCGGCTGTATCCCGTTGAGGATGGTGTTGAGTTGCCGCCGCCCGCCACCAAGAAGAGTCGGCTGAATTGGCCGTCGATGCGGGTGCCGTTTCCGGCAACCAAAAATAGGGCCGAAAACAACCCGGAAAAGCGTGATTGGCGCCAGATTTTGTCTACTTTCGGCGAATTGGCTGGTATTTCGTCGATTTCGGCCGGGGCCGGCTGGTATTCGCCTGGTGCGGGTCTAATTGTGTTCGGTGTCGGTGTTTTGGCTGTCAGTGTCGCCGCCGGTGTCACATCCGTGTCGGGCCTTGGGGTGCAGGGAAAGCCTGAAACCCGGTGAGTTTACTCGCCAAACTGCTCCCGCAGCAGCGTTCCGCCGCATCTGAGAAACGTGAGCTGAGCCGATCGTCGTTTGTGGTTCCCAGCTTGGGCGGCTTGTATCCGGACACTGTGGGTGAACTGCAGGCGATGCAGAGCATGGCGTTGTTCGCCTGCGTGCGGCTGCTGTCCGATGTGATCGCCAGCATGCCGTGGTATGTGTGCCGGCTCGACAGCAACAACATCGCGAAGCGCATCCCGACGACGCCGGCGGTGATCCGTAAACCGTGCGTCGACATGCCGCTGTTCGACTGGAAATGGATGGTCGTCAACACTTTGGCGTTGCGCGGCAACTCGTACCATCTGGTGACCGGCCGCGACAACACCGGGATGCCGACCGGTTTGATGCCGATCCACCCGGATTTCGTTTTCCTCGAGCGCCGCACCAACGTGCTGGAATGGTATGACCCGATCTACCGGGTGGTGGGTGAGCGTGTCCCGCGCGAAGACATCATCCACATCCGCAGGTTTACGCTGGCCGGCGAACCTTACGGGTTGTCGCCGATCCGCCAGGCCGCCCGCGCTATCGGTATCACTTTGGCGGCGGAAGAGTACGGTCACCGCTACTTCCGCGACTCCGCCAACCCGTCATCGATCCTGAAAACCGATCAGTCGCTGCCTCCCGAAGAGGTAGAAGAGGTGCAGGCGCAGTGGATGGCCAGTCACGGCGGCCGCCACTACCCGGCAGTCCTGTCCGGTGGGTTCGACTGGAAACCGATCAGTATCAGCCCCGACGAATCCCAGTTTCTGCAGACACGCCAATACCAAATCTCCGATATCGCGCGCCTTTACGGTGTGCCGCCGCATCTGATCGGTGATCAGGAGAAGGCGACGTCGTGGGGTACCGGTATCGAGTCGATGAATCTTGGTTTCCACACGTACACGTTGATGGGTTGGACGACGTGCATTGAGAATGCGATCTCCGATTTTCTGCCGCGCGGCCAGTTTGTGCGGTTCGACCCGTCCGCGTTGTTGCGCGGCGACTTCAAAACGCAGGTGGAAGCGATCAACCTGGCGCGTCAGGCGAGTTTGCTGTCTGCGAATGAGGGCCGCGCCAAGTTCGATATGGGTCCGATCCCGAACGGTGACGGCTATCTGCAGCCGATGAATTACGCTCCGCTTGGTTTCGATCCGAGTGTGACCCCTATGCCGAAAGTTGTTGAGGGCGGCACAGTCGAGGGTGAAGCCCCAGCCGCACCCGCTGCCGCGCCGACAGGGCAGGAGCCGGCGCCTGGCGGTACCGGGCGCAGCCTCTCGGAGTTTATGTGCCGTCTCGATGGCGGAAGACCTCAGTATTACGACGCCCACACCGGCGAAACGGTGACCTTTCTAGGAGGTAACGATGATCAGTAATCCTGATCTCAGAGCTGATCTCATTGATGTGCCTGAACGCCGGGCGATAGCACAAGAATTCGAGGTGCGTTCCGCCGGCAACAACATCGCCAAAATCACCGGCTACGCCAGCGTCTTCGACCGCGGCTACGACGTCTACGGCGGACCATCCAGCCCGGATGGGTGGACCGAGATTGTCTCCCGCAGCGCGTTCAAGAAAACGCTGGAACAAACCCCGCACGTGCATCTTCTCATCAATCATGCGCAGGACGGCGGCCTGCCGTTGGCGAGCACCAAATCCAACACGCTACGTCTGTCCACCGATAGCACCGGTCTGCTCACCGAGGCCGAGGTTGATCGCCGCAACAGCCGCGCCAACGACCTGATTCTCACACTCGAGCGCGGCGACGCCGACGAAATGAGTTTCGCGTTCCGGGTGAAAGCAAACACTTGGTCGGACGGCGACACTGTCCGATCGCTGGATGAGGTTTCGCTGCATAAGGGTGATGTGAGCGTGGTCGGGTTCGGCGCGAACCCGCACACCAGCGTTTCTGCGCGCAACGCTGTACGCATGTTGGCGCGCGGCGAGTTCAGCGCCGACGAGCTCGCGGAGTTGCGGACGATGAGCGACCAGGTTGATGCCGCGATGGCCGCGCTGCAGGAAACGCGTGACGATAAGAAACCGTACGGGGATGTCGCCTACGCCGACCCGAAAAACGGTAAGTATCCGATCGACACCAAAGAGCATGTGAAGGCCGCTTGGTCGTACATCAACATGCCGAAAAACGAGAAAGAGTATTCGGATTCGGAGTTGGCTGAGGTGAAGGGCCGTATCGAGGCTGCGGCCAAAAAGTTCGGTATCGAAATCTCGGATGAAAAGAATTCCCTTGATGGCGAGGTTGAGTGCATCACGGTTAGTGGCGCACCTGAATCTGTCGGCACCGTCTACGTGGATATCGTTCCGCGGGTCGGGGACGTCATCGATATCGTCAAGCGGGCGCTTTCCCCGACCGTCGACGGCGGCCCCGGCGGTTTCGAGGACGATGTCCTCGACAGCGAATATCAGGGCCGTGATTCGCTCGCTGCGGCTGTTCACGATCTGGTGGCTGATTCGGTTGGCTGCTCGCCGGCCGGCGGTGAGACTGCGCCGAGCGATGCTCCCTACGATGATTCGCGCAGCGACAGCAGCAACATGTCTGTGGTTGAGGCTGTGCAAGCGGTGACCAGTGTAGGGAATTTGCGGGTGGTTGATGCGATGCGGATGCGTCGTCCGGAGGATTCTCCTGAGCCGTTGACGGTTGAGGCTGCGGATGCGATCCGACGCGCATCCTGACATTCACTACTAATTGACATTAACTTTCTTTTAACTCATACTGCCCAATAGGTAGTTTCTGCGCGCGCATGGCACTTGCCGCACACGAAACGCTTAGCGACCTGGCACTGGAAGCGCAATTCAATCGAATGCGCCCACTGTCAGGTTTTTCCATATCGGGCGCCAACAACAATGAAAGGGTTCCCGATGGAACAGGATCAACAGGATCAGTCGTATCTTTCGCGACTGATCAAAACCCGCAACGACCTCGCCAAAGAGGTTGATGTCGTCAAGTCGAAGCGCGACGCCATCGTCGACGTCGCCCGCGCCGCCGGCCGCGACGTCCTCAGTGACGACGAGGACCGCGAATTCCGCGAGTTCGTCACCAAGATCAAGGGTCTCGACGCCGAGATCAAGGCGAAAGATGTTCTGATCGCCGACCTCGACGAAGAAAACCAGCGCAAGACAGAGCTGCGTGCCGGCGCCGCGATCGCCGACCGCGCGAAAGGCAAGCTGGAATCGATCAACGAGTCCGCCACCTACGTCAAGGGTGGACAGAATTCGTTTTTCAAAGACTTGGCTGACGTCGCACTCAACCGCGACCTCGCCGGCCACGCCTCGGAGCGGCTGCGCCGCCACGAGCAGGATGTTCGCACCCTGCCCGAATACACCGAGGTTCGTACCGGCCTGAACACCACCCTCGACGATGGTGGTAGCTTCGTGCCCCCGGCGTACCTGCTGGATCAGTACATTGCGTTCGCGCGTCCCGGGCGGCCGTTCGCCGACCTTGTCGTCAACGAGGCTGTCCCGGCTGGCACCATGCAGGTCAACGTCCCGAAGATCACTTCGGGTACCGCAGTCGGATGGCAGACCAGCCAAAACACTGCGCTCGGCGAAACCGACCTGGTCGACAGCTACGTGACTGGGAATGTTTGCACCATCGGTGGAAACCAGACCTTGTCGCGCCAGTTGCTGGATCAGGCTGGTTTGGCGATCGACCAGATCGTGTTCCGTGACCTGGTCGCCGCGCACGCCCAGTTCCTGGATTCCGCGCTGTGGACCGGTTCCGGCAACAGCGGTCAGGTGCAGGGTGTGAACAACATTTCCGGCATCCAGACTGTCGCTACCGGCGGTTTGACGATCCAGTACGTGTATGCGTCTGTCGCGAATGCGATCCAGTCGGTGTGGACGTCACGTTTCGCCGCACCGGATGCGATCCTGATGCACCCGCGCCGCTGGGGCTGGTTCCTGTCGCTGCTGGATTCGACTGACCGCCCGCTGTTCCTCGGTGAGGCTGGTAGGCCGATGAACGTTGCCGGTCTGTTCGACAATGTGGCACCGGAGGCCGTGGTCGGTCAGATGCACGGGCTGCCCGTGATCACCGACCCGTCGATTTCGACCACGCTGAACACGCTGGGTGGTTCGAACGAGGACGCGATCTATGTGGTCCGTTCGTCCGACCTGGTGCTGTTCGAGTCGGGTGTCCGCGCTGAGGCGTACCGGGAGCCGCTGGCCGCACAGATGAGTGTGCTGCTGCAGGTGTCCTCGTACATCGCGTTCGTTTCGCGGTTCCCGAACTCGGTTGTAGAAATAACCGGTTTTACGCCGCCAACGTGGGGTAGCTAGTCTAACTAAATCGGTCAAATGTGTTGTGGGGCTGGCGTTTTCGTCAGCCCCACACTCATTTGCTGAACCAAGAGAAAAGAGATTCTAGATGCCTGAACCTAAACTTCGCAACGTTAACGCTGACCGTTTGAAAGCTGTGAATGATGCGATCGCTGTGCGTGTGAGTGTCGGTGCAGCGGCCACCCCGCATCTGCTTGCGCAGAAGGCCGCGTTGGAGGCCGCGTTAGGTATCGGTATTGCACCGCCGCCGGCGCATGTCGACGAGCCAGCACCTGAGCCTGCACCGGTGTTTGAGCATGCCGCTGCCGATGAGCTGCCTGAAACTGCGGCGCCGCGCCGGCCTGGTCGTCCGCGGAAGCCCAGCGATGACGAGGATTCATCGGTTTCGCCAGAATGATTCCGCCCCTGGTAGCTTCCGACGACACCGATCTGACCAACTGGCAGGCCGGTGATCAGGACACGTTTCTGGCGATGGTCAACAAGCTGGTCACCACGTTTTGCGGTTGGCATATTGCGCCGCAAATCCCGGTGTTGAATCGGCGCTGCCGGTTCGGGGAGCGCGGCTACATCATGCTGCCATCCAAGCATGTGACCGAAGTTTCGTCGGTGGTGGTGGATGGTGAAACGCTGGTCGCTGACTGCGACTATTTTTGGGAACCCCCGCAACCATGGCTGCAGCACCGTTCGGATTTTTGGCCTGAGCATCGTTGGGCGTGTGTGTCTTTCACGTCTGGGTTTGAGGATTGTCCGCTGGATGTGAAAGCCGTGATTTTTGAGGTTGTGGCGACAGCTTTGGAGTTGCCGGCGTCGAATGCTACGGAGATCGCGACGATGCAGTATCGGGCGAACATTAAAGAGTCGGTTGGGGTTTCGTTGTCGGACGATCAGAAAAACCGGTTGATGCCGTACAAGATTCAGAAGTTCGGGGGCCGGTCCACGCCGTGAGCACGTTCCCGGCGCCGATCACTGTGTATCACCAGGTGTGGACGGACAGTGACACCACCGATTCGCACGGTAACCCGGTGTTTTCGTGGG